ACCGGAGCGGTTCCACGCCGGATTTTCGCGACTCTCCAGCACCGCTCGCTCGGCGTCCGTGGTATCCCAGTTGTCGTGCAGCCCTCCCCGGCCATACTCCTCAAGCACAGCCCGTACCTCGTCCTGATTGAAGCCGGGCAGATCCAGCAGATCGTTCAACTCAGCGCGTGTCAGCCGGGATTTCTCTACTATGTTGGCATTGGCAATGTCGGCCACGCCGGGGGTCCACCAGACATCGAACGGCGATATGCGTGCCCACACCATCTTGGCAAGCTGCTCGACGGTCGGCTGGCCGCCGCCGGGCGGCCAGCTGACCTCGGGCACGATCTTGACCATCGGCCCCTTCAGGCAAGCGAACGGGAAGATCGGCAGGTCGACGATGAACTCCGCTAGTGCGTGGTAGAACATCCCCTCGCGCAGGAATTCCTCGATCCGGTTCTCGCTTATTTTCGCCTGCTGCGCCGCCTTCTTCTTGGCCGCGTCCATCGCCGATTCGAGCAGCGCGAGCTTGCGCTTCTGCGCCGCGTCCTCCGGCGGATGGGCGCCGGTGGTCTGCAGCACCATCTGCTGCTCGTGCTTCAGGAGAGCATCGATATTCGCCATGACCGCGTCGGGAATATCCGGGTCCGCGGGAGGACGTATCGCCCACGGCCGATCGCCGCCCAGGTACACATCACGAAGGAGCGAAGACGCCGCCCGGCACTTTTGCGCGGTAATGCGGGCGTAGATCTGTGAGCCGCCAAACTTGGTCACCTCGCGCATCTTGTCGGGAGAATACTGGCCGTTGAACACGCGCAGCGCCTCGATCAGCCGGCCCGACCAGCCGGCCGCGGTGTTGCGGTGGTTGCGCATGATCTCGAATTGCGAACGGATGTAGCCGGCCAGCTCCGGCAGCGGGGGCGCTGCCGGAGCGGCGGCCGCGCTGCGGGCCTCGGCCTGCTGCTGCAGCTGCGCCTCCAAGGCGGCTGGTGGGACCACCTGGAGCAGGTTCTGTGGACCGAGAGACGCGGAGGACAGGGCCATGTTTCCATGGCTAGCCCGTCTTTCTTAAGAAAGAGTTAAGGATTAGCTGCTAGAGAGGCCGCATGACCGACCTCAACGAACAACAGATGGCCCAGCTCGCGCGCGAGATGGTCATGGGGATCCGCAACTACCAGGCGATCTTCGCCGACTTCAACATCAGCGAAGAGGACTATTACGAGATCGCCAAGACCGACTACTACAAGAAGATCAAGGACCACCTGACGGTCGAGTGGAATTCCACCGTGTCGACCGCCGACCGGATCCGGCTGCAGGGCCAGGCCGGCACCGAAGTGCTGATGCCGGTGGCGATCAAGCGCGCGCTGCAGGCGACCGAACCGCTCACCAGCATCATCGAAACCATGAAGATGGTCGCCAAGATCGGCGGCATCGGCGAGGTCAAAGTCAATCCGCAGTCGGCCGCCGATCGCTTTGTCATCACCATCAACCTCGGCGCCGACACCGAACACTACAACAAGTCGATCGAGATCAACCCCAACGACGTGAACCTGGGCAACGACAAGAAAGTCGAACTGATATCCGAGAAGTAAATGGCAGAAAAAACGGTTCTCATCACCGGACACAAGGGATTTATCGGTGGGCACCTGCAGCGGACATTCGAAAATCTTGGCGTTCAGGTCATCGGCTTCGATATCAAGGACGGCAAGGACAAGGATATCCGGGTGCGCGAATACTGGTTGCCCGATGCCGACTGGTGCTTCCACCTGGCAGCTTTGACCGACGCCCGCAGCAATAATTACGAGGCCGACGTCAGGACCAACATCCTGGGCACCATGTACGTGCTGGAACAATACAAGGACAAGGTGGTGTTTGCCTCATCCAGCGCGGTCAACTACCCCACCAGCAGCTATGCCATCTCCAAGATGGCCTGCGAGTACTACTGCGCGCTGTATGGCGCCCGGATCGTGCGGCTGTGCAACATCTACGGCGAAGGCGGCCACGGGGTGATGGAAAAGTTCGCCGCGGCCGACGTGCTGACGATCGCCGGCGACGGCGAGCAAATCCGCACTTTCGCCCCGGTCGACGCAGCCGTTGCCGCCCTGGTCGCGGCCCCGACCGGCGAACCCGGCTCGATGACCATCCTGGAAGGCGAGGACATGACGGTGAACGAGGTCGCGTCCCGTTATTTTCCGGATAAACCGATAACTTTCATCGAGCGGCAATTAACCGACATCGAGGATGGACGGCAGATATGCCCGTAGAATTCACCGCACCGCCGACCTTGGCGACCTTCATGAAGTCGGCGGCGTTTGGCCGGGTGGCGGCCGGTCCGGTCGGAAGCGGGAAAACGACTGCATGTCTGATTGAAATTCTGCGTCGGTCGATGGCACAAGCCAAAGCACCAGACGGCTATCGCTATACTCGGTGGGCCGTCGTTCGGCAGACGCTAAAACAGCTAAAAGACACCGTATTGAAAGACGCTCAATCGTGGTTCGAGGGCTTAGGCGAGTGGCGGGTATCTGAGAATACATATTACCTCGATTTCTCGGATGTAAAATCCGAACTAGTGTTCATTCCGCTGGAGAACTCCGAAGACCAGGCCCGTCTCTTGTCGATGCAGCTGACTGGGGCCTGGCTGTCGGAGGCGATCGAGATGAACTTCGACGTACTGGCCCCGGTAAGTGGCCGCATCGGCCGCTACCCAAGTGGCAACCGCGGTGTTCCGACGTGGTATGGGATCATCGCTGACACGAATATGCCAGTCGAACTCAGCGACTGGCACAAGTTCATGACGAGCCCACCGCCCAATTGGCAGGTGTTCATCCAGCCAAGCGGCATCGCCCCCGGCGCTGAAAATCTTAATTATCTGCTGCAGACCGCAGACACCAAGCCGCTGGCCTTCAATCACCCAGCGCGGCTTGCTCAGGGCCGCAAGTACTACGAGCAGTTTCTGCAGATGTACGGGTCGGACCATCCATGGGTGAAACGGTATGTTTACGCGCAATACGGCGACGACCCGTCGGGCGAAGCGGTGTTCAAGTCGACCTTCAAGCCATCGTTCCATACCGTAGCGGAGACGCTCGTCGTTCCCGGCTATCCGCTTGTCGTAGGTCAGGATTTCGGCCGGAACCCGTGGTCGCTGATCGGCCAGGTCGACCATCTCGGGCGCTTGCTGATCCATCAGGAGGTTCCGGCAACCAACATGGGGCTGGAGAAGCACATCGAGCAGAACCTGCGCGGTGCATTATTCGCATCGAAATATATTACAAGTAAAGTCATCCTGGTCGGCGACCCGTCCGGCATATCCAAGGGCACCATCGCCGAAGAGACCTGTTTTGAGGCGCTCAAACGCATGGGCTTCCCGGCGTTCCCGGCGCCGACCAACGACATCGACCCGCGGCTGCGCGCGGTCGAGGCGCTGCTGGGAAGGCAAGTCAACGGCGGACCGGCGCTGATCATCAACCACGTCGGCTGCCCGTGGCTGACGCGCGCGATGTCGGGCGGCTACCGGTTCAAGAAGCACAAGGATGGTGGCTTGCGCACGGTGCCGGAGAAATTCGACAAGGAAGGCTTCTCGCACGTCGCCGACTGCCTGCAGTACATCTGCCTTGTGGTGCACGGCGGTTTGGTGCCAGAATTCGCGCGGCGATTGGCGCCGCGAATCAGGCGGCCGCTGTCGCAGCAAATCACCGCCGCAGGATGGACCTGATGCGCATCAAGCCGCAGACCAAGGACACCCGCAACTACCCCAAATACGCGGTCGGCGGGCCGGTCGACCTGTCCGACCCCGACACAAAAACCCACCAGCTCACGCTGGACCGCCGTGCCGGCGAGATGGAACTGGAAGCAATGCGGCCGGAGGTGCTCGACCAGCAGACCGACAAGGGATACGAGACCCTGCCGGAGGACAAGGACGACAACGACGAAGGCGAGGCATGACGCTCTACGACCTGGCGATGGCCGAGGAGCGCGACGGCACGCACATGCTGCACGCGGCGTTCTGCGCGCATGTGCGCAAGTTGGCCGACGACGGCTACCCGGTGATGACCATGATCGGCTGCGACGGCCTGCCGGATATGCTACCCAGGCACTCATGCCTCGACAATGTGGAAGCTGCGCGCTCTGTTGCAAAGTAATGGGCGTGCCGGAGGTCAAGCCGGACCACCAGTGGTGTCCGTGGTGCACGCCCGGCTGGCCCGGCGGCGGCTGCAGTATCTACATGGCCCGCCCGGAACGCTGCCGTGATTTCAAGTGCCAGTGGCTGATCGACCATCGGTTCGGCAACCACTGGTTCCCGAAGACCGCCAAGATCGTCGTCGACCATAGGGTCGAGGGCGAGAACGCGGTGGTGTGCTTCATCGTCGACCCGGCCTACCCGCTAAGATGGCGGGAAGACCCCTGGTTCTCCGACATCAAGAAGCTGGCCGAGGCCGGACTAGCCGGCAGCCTCGGCGCCAAGTGGGTCACCGTCGTCCTGGTCAAGGACGAACGGGTCGTCGTAGGACTGTAACCCGCCCGGAGTGATCTCCCAGCACGTCGGCCGCAACGGCTGCGCGCAGCCCGGCGTAGTCCAGTGCTGCTCCATCAGAGTTTTAAGCTCCTGCGGGGTCATACCAACTCCGCCCTGGGATCGAGCTGCGGATCGGCCAGCCATTTCTCGGTGATCGGCCCGCCGGTGTGGGCGCACATGCCGAACGCGCGGCGGCAGTAGAAGCACCGCGGCACCCCGGCAACCAGGCCCCGCGGCCGGATGATCTCGATCGGCTCCATGCTGCGGACCGGCATCAGCGATGCCGCCCGCACGATCGCCGGCGCGGCGATCACGCTGGTAAACAACCCGACCAGGAAATTCCTACGCAAGATCATGCCGGCTGCTCCACTTGTCCCAGCACCAGGTCCATCAGCTTCTTCCGGCTATCGGTCGACAGCTGGTAGCCGTAACCCCACAAGGTACCGATGGCGATGCCGAACGGCGACAGCCTGTGGCGGATGCGGCAGATGTGCACGTCGATCGTGCGATGCACCATGTTGATGCGCGACTTCGGCACGGCGATGTTGGTCATCAGCAACATCAAAATTCCCACCTCGGTCGAAGTGAGCCCGAACACGCGCTGCACCGCCAGCACCACGGCCGCCTTGTCGTCGGTGACCAGGCGCGACAGCTGCAGCGATCGCTGGTCGCGCGGGAACCCGGGTGGCCAGTCCTCCTTCGGCAGGTCCACCAGGGTGCCGTCGTCGAGCGCCCGGCGCAGCTGCAGGCGGATCTCCTCGGATGGGGTGTGCAGGGTGCGGGCGATGACCCGAAGCGGCACGCCCTCGTCCGCAAGCCGGACCGCGAGCGCCGCCACTGGTGGTAGGTCGATCACGATCCAGCACTACAGCATGGGAGTGGAACCGGCAATAACCATAAAAAAGGCCGGCCTCGGGGGCCGGCTTCCAAGTCGAATGATCATGAACGACAACGGAGATGAACGCTGTCGGGTTGGAATGTGGGCGCTGCCGAAGCGGGAGTCAATCGCAGCCGGCAGCCGCCCCGGGGGAAGATTCGGGGTTGGCTAATAGGCCAAAAATGGTATAGGACAGAAAGGTACGGGAGGCCAACATGAAACGCTGCCAGCAATGCCAGAGAATAATCGAGCCGAAACGATCGACCATGCGGTTCTGCAGCTCGATCTGCCGGTCAGACGCACATCGTGGCCTACCAGCCGACGTGCCAACCGAGGACGAGTTGCTCGATCTGGACGTAGAATATGAGATGGATAAGCGCGATAGGGGCTCTAGTAGGGCCACTTAGTGCGTTTGGCCACTTTGTGACGGCCAAACGGGACCAGAAATCCTTAGCGTTCGCTTAGCGTTCAAGGTTGAAATTGCGAGTTCCGTACCAACTTAGAGTTGAAGTACTATATTTTCTGGTAGGTATTTCTCAAGTAGAGAAGGGGTGCGCGTGAGCACGGGTGGGCCTGGGCAGCCTCCCGGTGGAGGGGGGGGTGGGGGGGTGCCGCGGCTCTACTTTAGGACTCCGGTCCTGACCCTCTGTATGTAAGACAGATGGTAGGCTCGATCTTATTCAGCGAGTCCAATGGTTTAGTCCATTAGCCGATTGTGCTGGGATGTATCTGGGCTGTGTCCAGATCCGAAATAGGAATAAACATAATATGGTCCGGATCGGACTATGTTTTTATAAGCCAAAATGACTAGTTGGAAATTCTGAGTGGAAAATGACTAGTCAGAGCATTTTTGCTAATGACATTCTCCAGCAATATCAATGGTTTAAGCCAGTCACTAGTTGACTAGCAGATTTTTTGAGGGTTAAGGGCTCTCTTTTTTAGCGTTGCCACAATTGGCCAAAAGGTGCGCTTGCTGCAACCGCCCAAAAACAAAACCAGGAAGACGGTATAATAGTAGTATATTATAAGTACCTATAAAATATAGGTTTTTCTCTCTTCTCATCTAGTAGGGCCATTTTGTGCGGGTGCAGTCCAGTCCGGCTCTGCCTTATTTGAAATGCGAAAAACAGCGACTCTACCCTGAAATTTTCCAACTAGTGAACTAGTCATAATTTTTTTATTGCACTGCACAATGCTAACCTACCGGAATCTAACGCGAATTTAAAAATCAGTTTTTTCTGAAACTATAGGCCATTTGCTGCGAATGACCTATGCAAAATCGTTTAGGCCATTGCGGAATGTTTCAGTTTTTAACGTAACAATTTGGCCTAAATCGTTGATTTTGCTCGGTCCAAAAAATAATTTTTCCGCCGGGATTGACTCGCATTAGGCCATTTGGGACAAGCACCATTCCACTAGGCCAAAAAGTGCTTTTTAAACAACAGGAACAAGTAGCCTCTTTAACCCAAAATGGCCTATAGGCCATAAAAACCATAGGACAAAACGATCATGAATGACCTCTTCCCGGAATCAAACGATCTGGACGCCCCGGCGCCCGGCGCCAATGCCGGCCACGAACCCCACGCGATCCGCGGACGCTTGCTGGACGCAACAGCCGCGATCCGCTTCGCCCTTGCCGGCAAGGCAACGCTAACCCTGGTTTCAGAAAAGACCCAAACCCGATTCACCTATCGCATTTCTATCAGCGATGACGGGCTTTGCCATTTCGTGGCCTTGCTCAACGGTCCGGACAATACCCAGGATTTTAAATATCTGGGCCGGATCAGCCGTCACATATTCTGGGCCGGGCGCAAAACCCCAAAGCCCGGCGATATCACAGCCGAAGCGCCGTCCAGCAAGGCCTTCGCCTACGCTTGGAAAGCCCTAGTCCGCGGCGATATGCCGGAGCAATGCCAGATCTGGCATGAATCCCATTGCGGGCGCTGCGGACGCAAATTGACGGTGCCGTCCAGCGTTTCCCAAGGATTCGGCCCGGAGTGTATCGGCAAGCTCGGCTGACCGATTGCAGCCTATGCCGTGCGATTGCTCGCACGGCATAAGCGGCGATCCTGCCGACAAGGAGTCGAACCAATGCCCTATCAACTAATCCAGCCGCTCGACTTGGCGAAAGCCCTAAAGGCTTTCCGCCGATCCGATGGCGCTTCACTCTCTGCCGATCAATACGAAACGCTAATCATGCTGATATTCAACGCAATGGACGCCAATGCCATGGCACTGCCGTTTGATCGTTGGGAATCCGCATGCCAGGAGCAACTCTAATGATCAATATCAAAATCGTGGAATCGCCCCTGTCCGACAATTCAATCGTTTATGACGTCGTGGCATGTGATCGCGAGTCGGGCGACCTATTCCGCTTTCCCTGCTATTCCGAAAAAGACGCGATCCGATTCGCCACCAAATTGGCGGAGCTTATCAACGACCATACGACCATGGCTGACGCCAAGGTTATCTAGCCAATGCGCCCGGCATGCCGGGCGCATTTTTTTCTCTTGCAATAGGCCAATATGTGCTATAGGCCAATAAATACCAACAAAAAAGGACTCTATGATCATGGCAAAAGCAAAGATTCGCGGTTTCGTCTTCTACAAAGGCCCGTCCATGCTGGACGGCAAGCCTATCGTCGCAATCCTGACCGGCCTCATGGCCTCGTCCAACAATGAAAAGACCGGCAAAGGCCTATTCCAAACCTGGATCCTGCCAGAGGACATCAATCCGCTGCACGCGATTCATACCGGAGCCGACGCAAGCATCTGTGGCGATTGCAAGCATCGCGGCACCATTGGGCTGGTAACCAGAGGCAAGCACAAGGGCAAGGTCCGCAACAAGGGCCGATCCTGCTACGTGCGGCTGGACACTGCGCCAAACAATATCTGGAAAAGCTTCCATCGCGGCATCTATCCCTGCCTGCCGGTCAACGCGATTCGCGAGCTTGTCGCCGGCGCAAAGATCCGCGGCGGCTCCTATGGCGATCCGGCGGCTGTGCCGTATCACGTTTGGCAGGCCTTGCTGGACAATTGCGAGCCCGGCACAGCCTACACTCATCAATGGCGCTTATTCCCAGAACTGGCCGCGTTCTGCATGGCATCCGTCGATTCGGCGGAAGAGCGAATCCACGCGAAACTTTTGGGCTTCCGCACCTTCCGCGTCCGGGGCGAATCCGAATCGCTGCAATCCAGCGAAATCGCTTGTCCGGCATCCGAGGAAATGGGCCACCGCACAACGTGTGACCTGTGCAAGGCCTGCGGTGGCCATGCCGCCAAGGCCCGCGTTGATATCGCGATAATCGCCCACGGCGCGGGCCTGGGGCATTTCATGCCAGCCGAGGCGGCATGAAATGGGGATATGTAAAAAATAACTCTTGACCCTGATAGCACGTTATGGCCTATAGGCCATAACGTGCCAACAGAGAAAGGATAAGACCGTGACCATCCAACAGGAAAAGACGGCGGCGGGCCGGATCGTAGATCGTGCACTGGCCAAAGGCTATTCAATCAGCGTTTACGACGGCGAAGAATATGCGCTTAAGCGTTCGACCAGCCGCCGCGAGATCATGGACTCGCTGCAATCGACCGACAGCGACTTGCTGACCGTTCGCAATGCTACGGGCGACAAAATCGGCATGATCTTTTTTGTCTGGGGCAATTCGCCGGACGAGATTGTCTGCGATTGCTCGGACAACCCCGCAATCAGTGAACTAGTCGGATTCTGATCGCAGTGCATGCCGTGGGCTTGTTCCACGGCATGAGCGGCCATCATGCCGAAAACAAAAAAGGACTAACGATCATGAAAACCATAATTCTCTGGAAGCGCAAGCGTTCGCGCACCTTCAAGCAAGAGGGCCTCGCCACGGCTGATGGCAGTGCCACGACGATTCGCAGCTTGTGGCTGGCCGCGGCCAAGGGCGATGGCACGATCGCGATCGTGGACGCCCAAAACGTCAACGATGCGCGCGCCCAATTGGCCCGCCATTTCAGCGGCACCACGCGCGACTGCAATATCGGCGTGGCCATGCAATCGCTGGACGGTCGCGCGGTCGCATTGGGCGCGCATGCCGTGCTGGCGGTTGCCGGCGCGTCCGAGGCTTGCCGCCATTGGGACGTTCGCTTGCGCCGTGACGGGCGCGTCAAGGTCCAGGACACGACGGCGCTGGGTCCGCGATCCGATTCGCTGACCTTCACCACCGTTGACGCTTTCGGGGAGGGCTTCCGATGACTCGCGCAGCCTTCCGCGCCTTCGAAAAGGCCCACGACGCCTTCCGCGTCAATCGCAACAACCGCACCGCGGCGCAGTTTCTCCGCGCCGCGATGGATGCCGAGGCCGAGGACATTATCACCGATGACCAGTTTGCAGAGCTTCTCTGCGACCTGATTGATTATCTGGATCCTGAAAAAGAGGAGCGAAGCTAATGGACGAGATTGTTGTGCTGGTTAGTGGATTCGTTTTCGGCGCGTTCGTCGTTCTGACGTTCGCGTGTTTTCTCGAACTGATGGAAAGGGAAGAGTCATGATCAGCGTCTATCTACTGAACAAGAAAGCCACCCCGGAGCATCTGGGGCTGGTGCCGGGGTTCCTCGACGAGACCGATCCGCGTCCGGCCAGGGAGCAATTCGAGGAGCAATATATCGGCGGCTGGATGCCGATGGACGGATTCAAGCGGTCCGGCACCGAGATCAAATATCCCGGCGACCCCTGGAAGAAGCCGTTCGCCGTGATCGCGTTCCGCGACGAGCGGATATTCGCCTACGAGTCCGCGTTCTTCATGATCGTACAGCCGGATGGCTCATTTGAAATAGCGAGGATGGACTAATGAATAAATCATGGAAGCCTGAGGTGATCGCCGATTCGACCGGCAAGTGGTACGGCAACGCGCTGCGCTTCGCCACCAAGGCTGAGGCCGAGGCCAGCGCCTACGATCTGGCCATGCGCTGGACTGCGGTGCGCGACTGGCGCGTCAGCGAGTCCGAGGATCCGGTTGCCCATCGCCTGATCGATGGCCGGATGGAGTCGGTTGACAAGGCTTGACCTCACAGACTGGCCTAGTGTACAGACTGTCCTACAGGGAGAACCCATATGTCGTTACGAGCATGCAACTGCGGATCCGGCCTGCACTCGACATGGCAGTTCGATGCCCGCGGCATCGAGCTATGTCCGACGTGCGATGCCTGTCACGCGGAGAAGATGGCCCGGTATCGCCCCGAGGTGCTGACCGATCCGGACTACGAAACCACTGAAGCCATCGAGGAGGACTGATGTTTATTGATTTTCTCTGGATGATGGCCACCCTGGCGTTCTGGTTTGGCCTGTTCCCGATCCTGTACGGGCTTGCCGCCCTGGGCCTGGAATACATCTTCACGCACTGAGGAATCAAAATGCCAAACTATCCCATGAGCAAGAAAGAATACCGTGCGGCCCTGGAGGACATGAACCTCACCCAGGGCCGCGCCGCCTACCTGTTCAACGGCAAGTCGGATCGCTCCGGCCGGCGCTGGGCGTCCGAGGGCGCGCCGTTCGCCGTGGCGCTGATCATTGCGTTGATGCAGGAGTTCGAGCTTGAGCCCGAACACATCGAGGCGCTGGGCCGGCGCTATCGCAAGAAAATCGAGACCGAGGACGACGACGCCGAATAGGCCGATTTGACACATAGGCCAATGTGTGCTAGACTCCGGTTTGTCGTAGAAACACAACCCGGAGTTTTTTCATGCTCTATCGCTTCAGAACCGAATGCCCACGCTGCAACAAGGTGGGTGAAGTGGTCAGCGCCCAGCCCGCACCCTATGTGCGGTGCGGCGACTGCCTGATGGACGACGTCGAGATCGTTACCATGCTGTTGATCCCGCTGCCGGAGGTGCCGGCATGAGCGAGGACATTCCCGAGTTCCTGCGGATCCCGCAAGAGATTCGCAACGCATCCTGGCAACGCAACCCACCCAAGGCGGTGCCGGGGTACGGTTGGGAACCGACCGCGACAGAAGTGCTTTACCGTGAATCGATTGAACGCGATAAAGCCATCAAGCGCGAGCTTGATCGCCCGCGGTTCGAAGCGATGCGCGCCAAGGCCGCCGCCGACAAGGCCGAGCAGGCGGCACTCGCTCTGGCCACTGGCGCAGCCAACCGCTTGCACCGGACTAAATTTACAAGTAAAAAATCCACCTCACGGAGAAAACACAAATGAACGACGACGTCAGCAACTACGGCTTCGCGGAGCTTGGCGAGCGGCTTGCCGCCTCGTTGGTTACCGCCGCCGAGGATCAAGTCAGCCGGGCGCAGCAGATCCTCGACCAGACCCGGTCGATGGCCGAGATCATCCGCACCCAGGTGGCAGCGCAGACCAAGCAGATCGAGGCGATGAATGCACGGTTTAGGGCTTTTGGCGAGCAGATGCTGGACGCGCACCGCATGCTCAATGGCGATGCTGCGCCACGGACTGTCGGGCGGCTGGGGGATCAACTGGAAACTGATACTCATCAGTTGCGCGCCATGGTTGATCTTGAGCGCAGTCGCGGCAGCGTTCGGTCCATTGCTGGCGACGACATCCCCGTTGTTGCCCCCCACCGTGCCAAACCACAAGACCGCGATGGAAACCAACTTCCTCGTTCGCTGGGATCCGGCGAGCCGGGTGCCGCTGCTGTGGCAGGTGCTGGCCGCCACGCCCGCGATAACGGAGCCGACCGAGGCACCGATCCCTTTGCCGCCGGCCCGCCCTACCGCGAAACCAGCACCACGCGCGACTGACATCTGCGCCCGGCACGGGCTGCGCCGGGTTGACGTGGTGCGGGGCAAGTGGAAAGGCTGGCGTTGCCGGCGTATGTAAATTTACATGAGGAGAACTGCATGGCGAAAAAGAAGCGCAAGCGTAAATCCACCAAGGCCCACGAGGCCTCCGAACTGGCCCGCGCCAGGGTGTTGCGGGTCGCCAAAAAGCGCGGCTCGATCACCCACCGGCTGGCCAGTAAGGTGGGCCGCTGGGAGCAGGGCTGGTATCACCTCGACGCCATGCGCCGGGCCGGGTTGCTGACCAAGGACAAGTTCAACGTCTGGCGACCCAGATAAAAATTTACATCCTATCTAAAATTTTTACATTGCCCAATTTGTAATCCTGTGCGTTGATGGCCTGTGCGGAAGGCCTTCCGCACATCCAGAGGAGATCTCCTGAAATGAAGAAGCTTCTACTGCTGACGGGGGCACTGATCTGCCTTGCCGCCAGTGCCGCACAAGCGGCCAATATCCGCACGCTTGGCGGCTTGAACTGGGACACCGACGGTGCCGTCATCCTGGGGCTTGGCGGGCAAGCAGCCGGCAATCAGCCGAACAACAACCCGTGCGTGATCTGTGGGGCCAACCAGCCGAACCAGACCAACACGGATCTGAACTTCGGCTACACCGACTACGGCAACACCGGACATGACGGCAGCGAGACTTACTTCTCGTCTGGTGCGCTGCGCGACACTGGGTTGGCCCAGGACACCATCTCGGTGACCAACTACAGCGGCGCTCAACTGATCGCCGCGGTGGCGGCGGTTCATGCCCTCCAGGGCGTTGCCGGCACCACCGGCTTCAGCATTGGCGTGGACATGAACCAAGCCGGCAACAAGCCGGAAGACGCCCAGGTGCTGGAGAGCTTCTTCATGCTCGACCTGACGGCGCACTCTGTCTTGTTCGCCTTCTCGCCAAGCATCCTCGACAGCACGCCGCTGCCGGTGACCGCCAACGGCACCGGGTTCCCGGACTACACGCTTACCGGCCTGGACACTGGTGGGCTGATCGCCAACCACCAGTATGCGTTCTTCGGCCGGCTGACCAACACGTCCGATGGGCCGGACAGCTTCTTCATCACGGCTGCCCCGTCTGTTGCCGTTCCGGGGCCGATAGCGGGTGCCGGCTTGCCGGGGCTCATTGCCGCCAGCATGATGCTGTTTGGCTTGCACAGGCGCCGCCGGCAGCGGCACCTGGGAGCCTGATAAACTGAAAGCCGGGGCCGCAAGGCCCCGGTTCTCTATGGAGGCACTATGACCGACCTCGTTGAACGGCTGCGGGCGCAGATTGCCGGGATGCCGCTAGAGCAAGTCTACGTCGAGCGTCATGAGGCCGCCGACGAGATCGAGCGGCTGCGCATTGAGGTCGAGCAATGGCGCGAGAATGACAGGATGCAACGCGAAATCCTGGCCGGGGCCGTGCCATGACCGAGTTCAAGATCTACCGCCGCCGGAACCTGGCCGAGATCCGCCCCTACGTGCCGGGCGAGGACATGACCGGCATCAGCGTTGCCGCCGTCGACAGTGCCAGCGGCTCGCCCAAGAGTGGCGACATGGTCGCCAGGAATCCCGACAACCACAACGACCAGTGGCTGCTGGCCAAGAAGTATTTCGAGGACAATTTCGAGCTTGATATATGAACTTCTATTGACCTTATCTTAAAACTATACGTATGATCCTGTTGTCGATTCATAACAACAAAGGATCCATCATGAACCTCGCTACCATCACCCCAACTGAAGTCGCGCGGCCATTGCGTTCGCTGGTGCAGCTGATCAAGGAGAACTTGCAACAGGGCGACGAGGCTGCCGCTAACGCGGGTCTGTCGTTTTACATGACTGCCGGCGAGATGCTGCTGGAAGCCAAGCAGCAGCTGGAGCATGGCGAATTCACCCCGTGGCTCAAGCGCAACGACAATTTCGATCGCAGCACGACGACCCTTCGCAAGTACATGGAGCTGGCGGAACAAAAAAACAGAGCTCAAAACTTCTCCAGCATAAACGCCTTCCACAAGGCGACCGGGCACAAAGGCTACGTGCCGAACAAGCCGCGCCCACAGGCGTGGCACGACCCGGTCAAGGAAGCGATCGGCAAGGTCAACGTCGAGGCGCTCAAGCAGGACGCCCTGGCCAAGCAGGAGGAACGCGCGCTGCAGCGCAAGCTGGCGTTGAGCCTGATCGATATCGGCTTCAAGGCGCTGGCCAGCAAGCTGCACCCCGACAAGGGCGGATCGCGCGAAGCCATGGTCCGGTTGAACCGGGTTCGCGAGTTGTTGAAGGGAGCCGTGACATGACCGACACCGAAAAACGGCTCTACAAGCGGCCCGAGATCGTTGTCGATCAGGAGGGCCGCACTCATCTCACCAAGGCCAGCTGGAACAACGACACGATGGCCTTGCATGTCATCGCCAACGGCTTGCTGGGCTGGATCGATGTCGACGACCTTGCCCGGCTGGTGTGGGGCCGCAACACCGAGACGTTCCGCCGGGGGGTCAAGCGGCGCCTGCCGGGGCTGAAGCGCCATCTGGCGCTGACCTACAACCATCTGCTGGTAGTCGAGTACAACGGCCCGCGCGGATCGGCCAGCGCGTTGAAGATCTACGACCCCAGCGGCATGGGCGACACCCAGGCGATGCAGCGCATGCTGCAGGACATGGCGGCCCGCAAGGACAACATGCTCACGTACTACGAAAAGGTGACCGGGTTGAGCGGTATACGGAAGGAGTTGGGGTGAGCAAGTTCAACCGCTTCCTGTTTTGCGACTTCGAAACGTACTTCGACACCGACTTCAGCCTGCGCAAGCTGTCGCCGCCGGAATACATCCTCGACCATCGCTACGAGACCTTGCTGATGGCGGCCTACGATCCGCGCTGGGACGCGCCGCGCATCGTGCTGGCCGAGGATATTCCCAAGTTCCTGGAGAAGTACCCGCCGGAGCAAACGATCGGCTGCAGCCACAACGCGCTGTTCGATCTGGCGATCCTGGCGTGGCGCTACGGCTGGGTGCCGGGCCGGATGGCTGACACCTTGGGCATGGTCCGGGCGCTGCGCAACTACAAGAAGAACTCGCTCGGCGCGGTGAAGAAGCAGCTGTTTGGATCCGATACCAAAGGCGACACCTTACCCAAGGTGAAGGGCCTGCGCGCTGCTGGCATCAAGCAGGCCGGGCTGTGGGGCGAGTTCTGCACCTACGCCATGAACGACGTGCGCGACTGCTTCATGATCTACGGCAAGCTCGCCAAGGAGTTTCCGATGGAGGAACACCGGGTGATGGATCTGGTGTTGCGCGCCGCGGTGCAGCCCACCCTGCATGCCGACGTGCCGTTGCTGGAAAAGCACCTGGAGGATCTGCGCAGCCGCAAGGCGCGGCTGCTGCGCGAGTGCGGGTTCGACAAGGCGGCGCTGATGAGTACACACAACTTCAAGACCGCGCTGGAGGATCTCGGCGTTGAGATCAAGCACAAAACCTCGCCGACCGGGAAGTGGATCCCACAGTTCAGCAAGACCGATCCGTTCATGGAGGATCTGCTGTACTACGCCAACCCGGCGTATGACGACGACGTCAACTACGCGGTGCAGACCTTGGCGGCCGCACGGCTGTCGCACAAGTCGACGATCGAGGAGACCCGCGCGGAGCGGTTCCTCAACATCGCCAAGCTGCCCTGGCCGGTAGATCCGGTAGTTTCCAACCACCAGAAACCGGTTTCCGACGTGAACGAACCGGTTTCCGACGTGAACGGATCACGAATCCTGAACGGACACAGAACATTGCATTTGCTGCCGGTGGCGCTGCGCTACGGCGGCGCCCACACCCACCGCTTGAGCGGCGAGTGGAAGCTCAACATGCAGAACCTGCCGCGCGACAAGACCAAGTCGCGGCTGCGCGAGGCGCTGGTCGCACCGCCGGGCCACATGATGATCACCGCCGACTTGGCGCAGATCGAGGCCCGCATCGTCGCCATGCTGTGCGGGCAAGTCGGACTGGTCGAGCAGTTCCGCCGCGGCGAGGACGTCTACGCGCAGTTCGCCTCGATCGTGTTTCGGCGGACCATCACCAAGGGAAATAATCCAGCCGAAAGATTTCTAGGGAAAACCGCCATCCTCGGCCTGGGCTACGGCTGCGGCCACGAACGCTATTACCAGATGGTGGTGACCCAGGCCCGGCAGGCCGGCATATCCCTGGATGGCCTGTTCGATATCGACATCGCCCAGCAGACCGTTGGAACCTATAGGACATTATTTGCGTTTATTCCCCAGGCATGGCGCAAGCTGGATCACTTTTTGTCCCATACGATCAACAGCACCAACCCGACCCAGCAGTCGCCGTGGGGTCCGGTCACCGCCATGTCGGGACGGATCCTGCTGCCCAACCGTATGTATTTGCGCTATAATCAGAACGAAGAGTACCTGTACGGCGCCAAGCTGTTGGAGAATATCACGCAGGCGCTGGCACGCATTGTGGTGATGCAGGCTGCCGTTCGTTTGGCAGCCCAGGGGTACCGTTTTGTCCTACAGGCGCACGACGAACTGGTGTTCGTTGTGCCAGAAAGTGACGTCGAGGCCGCTTGTGACGCGGTCCGGCGCGAGATGATTCAGGATCCGGCATGGCTGCCGGGGTTGCCGCTGGCGGTCGAGATCGGGGTGGGGAAGAATTACGGAGCCTGCAAATGACCGTCGATCCCGAACTGAAAACCGAACTCAGCGAACTGGCGGCAATCGTCATCCTGTCGATGCATCTGCGGATGCATGAGGTAACCCAGGGCCGGCCGCCCAGCCGGGCTTCTCATCTGGGGCCGAAGGTCATGGCCGCCCTGATCCAGTGGCGGCTGCACCACCAGCCGGTCGAACTCGACTTCGACGGCGTGGTCCGCGAGCATACCGCGGCGCTGTTGCGCAAGCTCGATCCCGACCTGGACGAGGCGCATATCCACGAAATGATCGACGACATGCTCGAATTGACCAGCAAGCTCATTCGAAAATACGCAAATTGAAATGCCTAAGCGGTTGCCTATCGTGCGTAAGGTTGGCGGCGGCCGGAGCCGCCGCAAGACGGATGTGCTGGAGGTGTTTGCTTACGCCAAGGTGAACAACGACGACTACAATTACTTTCGCCGGTTCAGTTGGCGTTTGAACGGTGGTGGATATCCTGCTCGATACATCAAGCTGGCCGACGGCACTGCGCGATACGTGACATTGCATCGTGAGGTTGCGCGACGGGCCGGTTGGCGTGTTCCGCATGAGATCGATCACAAGAATGGCGATAAGTTCGACGCGCGCCGGCGTAACCTACGTCCGGCGACCCGGAGAAAAAACAATCAGAATTGCAATGTGTTCAGCAAAACCACCGGATTTAAAGGTGTCCACTGCAATAACAACAGCCACAAGAAAGTGGTGGTTCGTATTATGGCGCCGACCGGGGTACGGCTTTATTTGGGATCTTTTTTCGATCCAATAAAAGCAGCCAAAGCTTATGACCG